TGGAACATGTTCTTAATAAAAAAAAGATATTTAATATAAATGAGTTGTAATTTATTTGTTCACGCAGACCCAACAGGAGGTTCAAAATATATTTCAGGGACAACCTGTGATGGAACCACTGCGTATTATACTTTAACCTTCGGTCAATCTGTATGTATGGACACAACAAAACCATTCTTGGATTTATGTGGACTTGTAATTAGTGGAGCGTGTCAAACTGTCACCCCAACTCCCACGACAACACCAGCAGATTATTGTATCGTATCGGGACTTACATTCACACAACAACCATTTGAATGTCCTTTTGATGGAGCAACATATTTTGACACATACGGAAAATTAACAATCACATCAACTATTGGTGGACAAATCGTTTCGTTTCATCCAGGATTATCTGCGTTGATAAGTAACGGAATTGATTCAACTACAATTACAATTCCAAATGGTGATACATTAGCAGAATATAATTACATCAAAAATAATTTTACTTATTCAGGTGGGACTTGTATTAACACGGTTTATCCTGATTGGTTTATTGTAACTGCAACAACATATACCTGTTTATTCTTCACACCAACCCCAACACCGACATTAACACAGACACCTACAAATACATCCACTCAAACACAAACACCGACACAGACCCCAACAGAAACTCCAACAGAGACACCTACACAAACTCCTACAACCACAACAACATTAACATCAACACCTACACAAACATCAAGTCAAACACCAACGCCTACAACGACAACCACATTAACATCTACTCCAACAGAAACACAGACACAAACCCCAACACAAACTCCTACACAGACAACTACATTGACATCAACACCTACGATGACACCTACACAAACTCAAACACCTACAAATACATTAACACCAACTCCAAGTTCAACACCACCACCAAGTGGAACAACTGAAGCACAAGCATACCTTGAAGCAGTAATTCAAGCGGGTGGAACAGGAATTGATTCAACGGTGAGTGCTTGTACGATTACATTATTCAATCAATTATTCTCAAATAATCTTTGGAATAAGATACAAGCGTTTTATCCAATGTTGGGAAGTAATAGTAATGGAACGAAGTTTAACGCCAAAAATCCTCTTGATACAAACGCAGCATATAGATTACAATTCAATGGTGGGTGGTCTTATTCTGTATCAGGTATTACATCAAACGGAACAAACGCATACGCAGATACATTCTTATCAGGAGGTAGTATAGGAAATCTAAATAATCACTTGGGTGTTTACATGAACGATAATACGATTGGAACACCAGGATTTACTTGGATGGGAGCATCAGCACCAGGTGGTTCAGGTTATTATTTTGTTCTCGCAACTGATGGAACTCCAAGATTTGTGTATGGTAATAGAACAACAGGTATCATCACTTCAACAGGTTCACCAACACCTGTTGGATTTAATATTATTAGTTCTACTGCTTCAACAAGTAACAAACATTTTTATAATGGAACGTTGAAATTTACAGCAACAAAAAACAATACAAACAATATTACATCATCGGTAGTTATTGCAGCATTGAATAATAGTGGTTCAATAATTCAGTATTACGCAAATACATATTCGTTTGCTACGATAGGATTTGGTTTAAGTGATTTAGATGTTGTGAACTATACAAATATCGTTAATACATTTAACGCATGTCTTGGAAGAAATAATTATCCTGCAATTACACAAACACCGACAATATCATTAACACCAACAAATACTCCTACACCAAGTATAACTGCAAGTCAAACACAAACACCAAGTAACACTGCTACGAATACACAAACCCCAACTAATACACCATCTCCAACAAAGACTGTAACACCAACAAAGTCTACGGTTTATTATGGTTATAATGTTAGATTCTATAATCTTAATATCTCAACATGTGTTGCTGCAGCATCTTCATTTGGTGTTAGAAGTACTGTTCCATTGACCGTAGGACTATATTATTATCAAGGTGCAGTTGTTGGGCCTTGCACAGTTTTTAGAGTTGAATCAACTAAAACAGCATCAGGTTCAGACCCAATATATTATTTTGATGGTTCTTCATCAAATTGTGTTAACGCATATAATCTTTGTAACTCTTAAAATTATGACTCAATACGTAGCAATATTAACAATACATCAGAAGGATAGTTTAGTCGGAGAATTAGTATGTCCCGATGTTTACTTTAATCCATCATTAGATGTGAATGAAGATTGGTTTATTTCAGACGAAGAAATAAATACGTCAATATATCCTCAACATGAGTGGGTAAAAGATTTAGTCTTAACAGAATATGTAGGGCCATATATCCCACCACCAACACCATCAGGAGATACAATATCAAATTCAGGAACAACAATTTAACTATGGAAATAAAGATATTTTACAATGGGGAGGAACTTACAAAAGAAGTGTCTGACCCCGACAGAATAAATAATATGATGAATGAAGTTCGTGATGGATTACCAAGTGTAATTCAAAACATTGAAATGATTTCATTCTTAAAAGACATTAAGTAAAATGGCGAATAAGAAAATTGAAGTTGACGTAATCATTGACTCGGAAGACTCACAGAAAAAACTCCGTGAACTTACCAAGGCGTTGAAACAATTACCTGCGGGTACTGATGATTGGAAAAAAGTTTATGGTGAAATTGATGACTTGAAGGATAGATTAGAGGGTGCAAAAGCGGGTACTGATGATTGGGTTGACTCATTACAGAATGCGGGTGGGCCATTAGGAATGGTAGGTGCAGGAATCAACAAAATGAAGGTTGCGTTCTCGTCATTCAATACTGCGTTAAAGGCCTCAATCATTGGGTTAATTGTTACTGCGATTGGTGGTTTAGTTGCTGCGTTTTCACAATCAGAAACTGCGGTTAAGAAACTACAACCATTGATGATTGGATTGGAGAAAATCTTGGGTGGTATATTCCGTGCGATGGAACCATTGTTAGATGTGTTCATTGAATTGGCGACAACTGCACTCCCATACATTACAAAAGGTATTGGAATTTTTTATTCTGCAATCTTTGGTTTATTCACATTTATCAAGAACACAGCAGTCGGAGTTGGTAAAATACTCAAAGGTATCTTCACATTAGATTTTGATTCTGTTAGTGAAGGTTTTGATAAGTTAAAAAATGTTGTAAGTGATACGATGGATTCCGCAAAGGCAGCATTCGGTCGTTATGAAGGTGGGACAAAAGAACTTACAAAGACAGAGAAGGAAGAATTAGTGAAGAGACAAAAAAATAATGAAGACGCCAATAAGAAGAGAGAAGAACTTGAAAAAGAAAAACTTGAAGCACTTAAAAGAGACCTTGACGCAAAGATTAAACTTGAAACTGATTCAGAAAATACTTCAAAGGAAAAATTAAAGGCCTTATTAGATGAACGTTACCAAGCGGAGATTAAGGATAAGAAACTATCAGATGCAGAGAAACTGGCGTTACAGGCAGACTACGCAAAGAAATTAGAGGATGCGTTAAAGACTGATAACGACAAGAGGAAAGCAGACGAAGAGAAAAAGAAGAAAGAAAGAATTGCGGAACTTGATGCGATGATTCAAATTGAGATTGACAAAGCGAATACATCAAAAGAAGAATTGAAGTTCATCCTTGACGCAAGAATGCAAGAAGAACTTAACAACGTTGAGTTAGGGGAAGCACAGAAGGAAGCAATTAGACAGAAATACGCGAAACAACTCAAAGATGCGATTGAAAAAGATGAGAAGGACAACAGAGAGAAAAAGATTAAAGAACTTCAAGAGTTATTAAGACTTGCGGATGGTAACGCGTCGGAACAAATTAGAATCACACAGGAACTTCAAGACCAAATTAAAAACATTGAAGACCCAACAGAGAGATTCCAATTACAAAAAGGTTATCAAGATAATTTATTATCATTATTAGATACATCATACGCAAATCAAAAGGCAACCATTGAGAATAGTTATGGTGACTTCAAAAGATTTGATTCACAATATTATGAAGACCAAAGACAAGCGTTAGAGAAAAATCAGAGTGACTTAAAATTAGCGTTAGAGAAAGGTACGATATCAAAACAAGAGTATACAAAAAGAGATGTTGAACTCGCAAAGGCACGTAAAGAAATTGGAAAACAAGAGGTTGCGTCCAATCAAGAAAAAACAAAATTAATTGGTGACGCTCTTGGTCAGTTATCTACTATTGTTGGACAAGACACAATCGCGGGTAAATCATTTGCGATTGCGAAGGCAACAATTGATACGTATCAGTCTGCGGTTGCTGCATATAAATCTTTATCAGGAATTCCTGTAATTGGGCCTGCGTTGGGTGCGATTGCTGCTGCTGCAGCGGTAGCATCAGGTATTGCGACAGTGAAGAAAATTGTTTCAGTTCAGGTTCCAAACGCACCATCAAATCCTGGTGGAAACGCAACACAAACCACACCTGCTGGCCCTGGTGAAAGACCCTTGGTAAATGTATCTGCAACAGCACCTTCTCCTGTTGGTAGGGCACAAGGTGGATTGGTGAGAGGTGGTGGTGGAATGTTTTCTGATTCAATCCCTGCGATGTTATCAGATGGGGAGTTCGTTGTTAATTCAAGAAGTTCAAGAATATTCCAACCATTACTACAATCAATTAACGACACAGGAAACCTTCCAGGATTTGCAGTTGGTGGAATGGTATCAAAACAAAATAGACCTCAACAAGATAACACAGAGACGATTGTGAACGCAATTCAACAAACATTCGGTGAGACACCAATTCGTACCTATGTAACTGCAACGGAGATTTCAAACCAACAACAATTTGATAGAGTAATTAAATCCCGTTCACTTATCTAAAAAGTGGTATAAATTATACAAATAGATATTTATTAATAATGGACAACACCCGTATCATAGAATTATTTATTGATGATGAGTATGAAGAGGCAGGAATTGAAGCAATCTCATTAGTTTCAAAACCCGCACATGATGAAGAATGGATGGCCTTTAATTCACAAAAACAAGATGATGGAACAGAAGAGTTTTCACCGTATACAATTGCAGAGGAAAACTTTTGTGATAATAACCCAAAATTAGACGAATTGGGAGAGCCTTCATCCATTATGGAACAAGAAGGTTGGGAGATTGTAAAGATGGAAAAAATGACCCCTTCTATCGTCCACAAGATGACCCAAGATAAGTTCTCCAAACCAAACGATGTATCTGACGCATTAGACACTGATGATTTAAGAATTAGATTCAAATATATTGGCCCTGTTGATGACAGAAACAGAAAGTTCTGTGCTGACATGATGAGGAAGAATAAGATTTATAGAATTGAGGATATTGAACAATTATCAAATCCTGAATTTGGAACATATAATATATTTTTATTTCGCGGAAGTTTTAACTGCAGGCATGCGTGGGTTAGACTATTCTATAAGAAGGAAGGTTCAATCAGAAATTCAGGATTATCAAATAGAAATAAATCTGAACTTGAAGATGAAGTTGTTATAGGCCCTGATACAAGAAACAAAGGAACAAAAGCAGTTGGGGCAACAGGACTATACGCACCAAGAGATGTTCCTAATCCAAGAAAGGCAACACCACAAAGAATCCGTGAAGATAGAGACCCAAGAGATGGTAGTCAATTTTCTAAACAACCATTCAAACCAAATAGATTTGATAAGGAAGAAAAGGGATTAGAAGATGCATGTTGGCCAGGGTACGAGGCAATCGGCCTAAAAGATAATGGTGACCCTAATTGTGTTCCAGTTAAAATGACAGAGAATGATTTTGCAGACACCATATCAGATTATCCAGAAGGTGTAAAGAACGCAGCGAAACGTGCTGTGGATTACGCAGAAGAAAACGGTTGGGGTTCATGTGGAACCCAAGTTGGTAAAACTCGGGCATCTCAATTAGCCAAAGGTGAACCAATATCAATTGATACAATCAAAAGAATGTATTCTTATTTATCAAGACATAAGTCTGACTTAACTTCTTCAAAGAGTTATGAAGATGGTTGTGGTAAATTAATGTATGATAGTTGGGGTGGAGAACCTGCTTTGAAATGGGCAGAGAGAAAAATTGAATCAATACAAAAACAAATGAGTTTTAATAAACAATATATGACATTTGGTTTTGATGAAGATAAAAAGATTGTAGTGGGAGCAGCAATGGTTCCAAACAAAATGATTCACAGATACGATGAGTTAGGAAACTTATACTATGTGTTTTTCAGTGCAGCATCAATTAAAAAGATGGCAGACAAGTTTATGAAACAAGGTCGTACTGACGAAACTTCGGTAGAACATGACGGCAGAAAACTTGGAAGTGACAAAGTTTATATTGCAGAGTCATGGGTAAGTGATGACCCTATTTATGATAAGTCACATCAATACGGATTCTCGCTACCGCGTGGCACCTGGTTTGTCAGCATGAAGGTAGAAGATGAAAAAGTATGGAAGATGATTAAAGATAAATCTCTAACAGGATTTTCCGTTGAAGGATTATTCGCGGAGAAATCACTATTCTCAAAAGAGGATAAAAAAATAAACCAAATAAGAAAAATACTTAAATCAATTACAGATGAACAGTAAAGAAGCATTAAAAAAAATAATGACAATTCTTAATCTTACAGAGAACAAGTTCTATGACGCAAAGACCGACCAAGGTATCAATGTGAAAATGGAAGGAGATTCAATGGAGGTTGGAAAAACATTATACGTTGCTACCGATGAAGGAATGATTCCAGCGCCAGCAGGGATTCACAAAATGGAGGATGGTTCGGAAGTTGAAGTTGACGAGATGGGTAAAGTTTCTAAAATCAAAATGACTGACTTAAACTACGGTGAAGAGACAGACGATGCGAAGAAAGAAAAAGAACACGACAAAGCAACTCAAAACAAACCTGTCGCAATGGCAGAGTCAAAAGAAGAAGATACTCCTGTGATGGAAGATGGTGATATCAAACTTAAAGATGGAGACGTTTTAAGAATTGGGGGAGATTCTCCTGAAACTGGAACTAAAATCAAAAAGGTTGGATATGATGGAACATTATCAGCAATCGCTGACGGTTCTTACGAAACAGCAGACGGAAAAGTCATGTCAATCGTAGGAGGTGAAATCAAAGGTATTCAAACGAAAGCAGCTGAAGAAGCTCGTGGTGGTAAATTCGTTGAAGCAAAATCAGGTGACATTAAATTAGAGTCTCCAACATTTGATGTTGGTGAGAAGATTGATGTTGTTAAAGAAGATGGTTCAATGGAAAAAGCACCAGATGGCGAACATCAAATTATGTTAAAGGACGAATCAGGAAATGAAGTAAAAATCAGAGTAATGGTAAAAGACGGTATGATTACCGAAAGAGAAAATGTTGAAGAAGAATCAGAAGACGATATGTCTGGATTCATTGAAGCATTTGCATCTGCTATGAAAAGATTAGAAACAAAGATTGATTCTATTTCAACAAAACAGGAATTACTTGATAGTAAATTCCAAAAATTCTCAAAAGAACCAGCAGGTTCAAGAGTGTTTAATAATCAAATAAACCAAGAAAGTTTTCCATCAAATCCAAGATTGGATGGATGGAAAAAATTAAGAGATACTCTCTCAAACTAAAACAAAATAAAATTAATAAATATGAAAAAAAATCTTAAAAGTTTAAGCTTCAATTACGATTTAGGAGGCCTTGCAGCCTACACGGATGCTCTGAATTCAGACATCATCAGTGAAGCAGTGCTTACTCCTGCAACAATGGAGTACGTTAACGTCATTCCTGGAATAAAGGGAACGCAAAACGTGAACTTATTATCTGAAACATTAGATGTTCAAACAGGTATAAATTGTGGTTGGACAGGAACAGGGCAACAAACATTTACTGTTGCTGCAGTGACCGTGCAAAGTTTTAAAGTTAATACTGAACTTTGCTTGCAGCAGCTGAACACACTTTGGTTGGGGCAGTATTTAAATCCAGGTAGCTACAACGAAAACGCTCCCTTTGAGCAGGCTATCATTGATTTACAGACAAAGCAAATCAAGCGCTATAACGAGGATTTGCTTTGGAACGCAACAACTGCGTCATCAGTGAACACATTCTCGGGTTACAAAGAATTAATTGTTAATCAAGCGAACACTTCAACAGGTTCAACTGCACCAAATGGTGTTGTTACTTTAACAGGTCAAACTGCTTTATGTTCTGTAACAGGTTCTACATCACAAGAAAAAGGAAACAATGTTCTTGCACAAATTGATAACTTAATCAATGCAATGGATAGAAACGTGTACGACCGCGATGACATCGTAATATTTATGTCGCAGGCTCAGTTCAAGTGCTACATAACCGCGCTGCGTACGGTCAATAATTTTTACATTGATTCTTCTCAAAATAAATTAGGTTCAGTTTATTCTGTTTACCATCCTCAAACAAACTACCGCGTGGTGGGCGTGCCAGGATTGGCAGGCTCAAACTTAATTGTGTTAGGCCCGCAGCAGTATTTCCTTGCAGGCGTTGACCTGGCAAGCGATGAGGACAGCTTCCGTAGCTGGTGGAGTGCTGATTTTCAACAGGTGCGCATAATGGCGGCGTGGAAGTTGGGCACGCAGCTTGCGTTTCCTGAATTCTTCGTGTCTAACGGATTATCTTAATTGATAAAAAAAATATAAGGTCGGGTGAAACATTCATGGAGTAGCCCAACTTTAATCAAATAAACTAAAACTAATAAATCAATATAATATGTCTTGTAATTTAACAAGTGGAATTCAGTTAAGTTGTCGCGATAACGTGGGTGGCGTTGCCACAGCGTATATCACGGACTTTACAAATATCGCTTCAATCACAAAGAACACAGGTGATACAATCACACAAATTTCTGGTTCAGGAACGTTCTATGAATTTCAATTAATTCGCACGTCGTCGCAGTATAGCGAGACGGTAAATGCGTCACTTGAAAATGGCACCGTTTTTTATACCCAGGAGTTAGTAACATACTTTGCGAAGTTATCCCAAGATAAAAGAAACATCTTAAAAACATTAGCTCAATCACCTCGTCTTGCGGTGGTTATAGTTGATAATAACGGTGATTCATTTTATTGCGGAGAAACGTATGGCATGTTCGTGAGTGCGGGCACATCGCAGACGGGCAAAGCCTTGGGCGATGCTAATGGCTACAATATCACGCTACAGGCGCTGGAACCTAACCCTATGAATCAATTGGGCGGAACTTTAAGTTCAGTTGCAGCAGGTATCACGGTTCAATAATCTATTTCAAATTAACATGGGGGAACATTACGTTCCCCCAATGTTATATTTATTACTATGATATTACTTAAAACAAATCAGGTGAATACGATGGTTGTTACTGTATCACAGAACGCAACAATTCCAAATCCTGAATGGTTATTTTCTTTTACTCATATCTTTTCAAAACAACAAGTAAGATTTATTCCAACGGATATCTCATCACATAAAGTGAGATACGATGAATTTATTTTTACCGAAGGACAAGGTGTGGGTCAAATTCCTTTTGCGTATGAAGGCCAGTATACCTACGGAATTTATCAGAACGGAGTAGGTAATTATGGTAATCTTAATCCAGCCTTATCACAGGGATTGATTGAAACAGGAACAGCATTATTGGTAGCACAATCTGCAACCACAACCAATGATTATTTTGTTGAGTATATCTCTAATGATGAATTCAATTCAAACTATATTTTCGCACCTAATGAATTAAATCCACCACCACCATCTCCAACTGCAACATCTACACAAACACCTACTCCAACACAGACACCTACCAATACACCGACTAATACATCAACATCTACACAGACTCCTACACCAAGTATTACTGCGTCTAATACGTCTACACCAACACCTACACAAACACCAAGTAAAACCCCTACACAGACTCCAACACAGACTCCTACGAACACATCTACAAATACACAAACACCAACTAATACGCCTACTCAAACTCAAACCCCTACACAGACTAAAACACCTACACAAACTCCGACTACAACAACTACGTTAACTGCTACTCCAACTCAAACTGCGTCTAATACTCCGACACCAACTAATACAAAAACACCTACACAAACCCCTACTCCAAGTATTACAGCCAGTCAAACTCAAACCCCAACTCCGTCAATAACTGCAAGCCAAACACAAACTCAAACCCCAACTCCGTCAATAACTGCAAGCCAAACACAAACTCCTACACAGACCCAAACTCCTACTAATACCGCATCACAAACGAATACTCCAACTAATACTCAAACTCCTACACAAACAGGAACTCTTACTCCTACTCCTACTCCTACGTCAACTCCTCTAACAATTGTTTCCTTTACTGGGTCAACAACTTGGGTAGCACCAACAGGAATTACTTCTGTTATCGTTGAAGCTTGGGGAGGGGGTGGTGGCTCAGGAGGAGCTAGAGGAAATAAAGCATCAGCAACAGGAGGTGGAGCAGGAGGAGCATATGCCAAAAAAACTTTAACAGTAATTCCTGGAACAAGTTATACAATAAATGTTGGATTAGGTGGAACAGGAGGACTTTCAAATCCAACTGCAACAAGTGGTGCAACAGGCGGTGCTTCTTGGTTTTCAGCAACTACCGTAGTATTTGCTCAAGGAGGGACTGGTTCATTACCTGTTAGTGCTAATGGTCAATTAGGTGCTGGAGCAATTGCTACATCAGCATCCTCAATTGGTGATTTAGTTTATAAAGGAGGTAATGGTGGAACTCCAACAGGTAATGGTTCTTCAACATCAACATCAGGTGGTGGTGGTGGAGGAGCTGGTTCATCAACAAATGGTAATAACGGTGCAGCACCAACAGCAGGAACAGGAGGAACAGGAAATCTTGAAGGAGGTAATGGAGGAACTGGTGTTACAGATGGTGGAACTGGAGGAACTGGCAATACAACAGGTGGAGGTGGAGCTGGTTCGGTAGCTGGCACTGCTAATAATGCAAATGGAGCTCCAGGTGCGAGAGGAGCAATTAGATTAACTTATTAATATAGAAGAAACACATATTAGTATAACGAGTAAGACTATGATTGAAAGGAAAAAAACTTATATTTAATAATATGGAAGAACAAAAAAATAATATATTCGTTCATGAG